GTCCCTTTTGGGGACCCTGCATGTCTATCACGCGTGTGATTATATCACACAAGTCCTAGACAAACCCTGTTTCAGGAGAGAGAGTGATGAGCGTACGAACCCGCGATTATTCGGTCTCTAGGCCGAAAGGCACTGGAGTCTGGACATTCGGGGGTCCCTTGACTATCGGTGGGTCATATCCGATCATTGTCGAACAAGGCAATGTCTCGGACACGATACACGAACCTGATAATGGTCCGTTTTTCGTGGACACATGGAAGTTACAAGGGGGTACGATTAATGGCCGTCAACCCGACACTACCACATGGACGAATTACATCGCCGATGGGTATGTTGGGCCTGGTCAATATGGTCATCACCCTGCTGCTGATAGTCCTGATAATCTCGCTGCGGCTACTACTGGCGCTAAAAGGACGAATCCTTCTAGACCGTATGTAGATCTACCGAGTGAGATTTTCCAACTCCATGAGGTGCCTGACCTCCTACGATCAACCGGTCAACGGTTTATCGATAGGGCAGCTGGGCTCCACATAAAGAATCAGTTTGGGGTTCAACCCCTTTTAACTGACTTGATGAAGTTGCTTACGTTCAAGCACGTGGTTAATAACCGCGTAAAGGAACTTGAGCGCCTTCATCGGAGTGGGGGACTAAAGCGTACCGTGAGCGTCTATACTGGGTCCAATACCGCTGCCGGTGATTGGACTGTCCAAACGAATTTCGGGTTTTATACTGTCCCGAGTCGTTGGGTCACTCAAGAGGAGGTGAGAGTACATTGCAGGTGGTTTCCTGCAGCTACTTTCTTTCCTTTTGAGTCCAATGATGCTCCTCTGATGAGTCAGGCCCGTAAGGCAGTTCTTGGTGGTACCATTGACATGGCTACCGCTTGGGAACTTATACCTTGGACCTGGCTGATAGACTGGTGCGGTTCTGTTGGCGATTTCTTAATCGCTACTAGGAACGTAGTCGGTGCTACCCTCGCATCTGTTTCTGTGATGCGGCATCTGAGAACGGAGTTCGTTATGGGTCGCTCTAACGTCAACGGCACGGCAAGTGTTTCGCCGTGTACGGTCGTTAAAGAGACCAAAATGCGAACTCTATCT